GAGTCTGCCGAGTTATCTATGATTGATCGAGTAGCTAAGGCTCAAGCTTTAGCCGATGACGCAAGAATTAAAGCTCTTAAAGATTATATGGATTTATTAAATGGTGTTAAGAAAAATGAGTTTGGGGATCTTAAACTTGGCGCTGAGGGAGACTATCTACGACTAGGACCTTTAGGCGGTTTGGGTGCAGGTGTTATAGGTGGAGTAAATCCCGGTTTAACTACAATGCCTACACTTACAGATCCTTTTTCTAGTTACGGCTTTAACCCTACTATGCCCTCTCCTAATCAAAGTGTAGAGGTAACAATTAATACAGGTGTAGGAGATCCTGAGGCGATCGCTCGAGCGGTTGAGGATTTACTTAATCAGTCTACCTATAGAGGCACCTCGGTAAATCGAGGTGCAGGTAACTACATACTATGAGTACTTGGCTACCCGAGTGGAAAATTATTGTAGGCACTACAGTTTACGATAACGTCCTAACCGTCAATATGGCTACGGGCCGCGATGATATAGATTTACAATGCAACGCAGGCTACGCACGTATGGAGATTATTAACCTAGATAACTCACCTTTTGATATTGACGTTACGGATGCGCTTACCCTAGAACTTAAAAATAGTGCCGGTACTTATGTACCCGTTTTTGGCGGTGAGGTATCAGATTTTGGTATCTCGGTGCGCTCGCCTGAGGAGATCGGGTTTATAACGATCGGTAATATATTAGCCGTAGGCTCACTAGCCAAACTTACAAAAGCTCTTTTTCCCGATGCCTTGGCTAAAGACAATGACGGCACTCAGATTTACGAAATATTAAACGAGCTGCTTATTAACTCGTGGTTTGAGGTAGCACCTGCTTTACAGTGGTTTAATTATGATCCTACGACTACGTGGGCTAACGCAGAAAACGTAGGATTAGGCGAGATCGATCAACCCGGCCTCTACGAGATGATCGCTCGAACCGCTGAGCCCGGTATCAGCTATAACCTATGCGCTCAAATAGCACAAAGCGCACAAGGCCAAATATACGAGGATAAAGCTGGCCGAGTCTGCTACGCCGATACGGATCACCGTACGCAGTACCTATCGACTTACGGCTATACGACTATCTCGGCTAATTACGCTATTCCCTCTACGGTTAAAACGATCCTACAAATAGGCAAGATCCGTAATTCTTTAGTATTTAATTATGGTAATAATTACAATAGCCAAGCTACAGCCCTCGATGCTGACTCGATCGCTAACTATGGCCGCTATCAGCGCAGCGTTACGACTAACCTCCATAACCTAGCCGATGTCGAGGATCTAATGGATCGAGAGCTAGGACTCCGAGCGATCCCTCGAGAGCAGCTACAGAGCATTACCTTTAGGCTCGATAACTCAGAGTTACCCGATGCCGAGCGAGACAAGCTTATAGATGCCTTTTTTGGCGAGCCATTGATTATTAACGATCTACCTATTAATATGTTTAACGGCTCTTTTAATGGCTTTGTCGAGGGGTACGCTATTAAAGCGACTCCGGGTTATGTCGATCTAACCCTTACTCTAAGCCCTACAGATTTCTCACTGGTCGCGCCACAGTGGGACACAGTTACGCCACCATCCCTAATATGGACTGGGGTAAATGCTACTCTTATATGGCAAAATGCTTTTGGAGGTTTAACCTAATGGCAACTACTACGCCTAATTTCGGATGGCCGGTACCTACGTCTACCGACCTAGTTAAAGATGGAGCTACGGCTATTGAGGCTTTAGGTGACTCTATTGATGCCTCGCTACTTGATCTTAAAGGCGGAACTACCGGGCAGGTATTAAGCAAAAACTCTAATACCGATATGGATTTTACTTGGGTTACTAGCGATGATGCTAACGCTATCCAAAATACTATAGTCGATGCTAAAGGTGATCTAATTGCTGCAACTGCAGCCGATACACCGGCTCGACTTGCAGTGGGTACAAACGGCCAAATCCTAACGGCTGACTCTACAGCTGCTACAGGGCTTAAATGGGCGGCTGCTCCAGTCGGAAAAATCTTACAAGTAGTGCAGGGAGTAACAACTACCTCTACGACTATATCTAGTACAAGTCTTACCGATACAACTATTACGGCCTCTATAACTCCAACCTCAGCTACGTCTACAATTTTAGTAATGGTAGATGCTCAGGCTTATATTACTAGGGCATCAAATACTTGTTACACAGGCTGGGCTTTATTGCGTGGAGCAACAAATATTTATGACCGATCAAATGAAGGTTTTATGGCGATTACTGCTAACGGAGCATCAGCCGTAGAATTAGTAGCCAATAGTCAAATGATATACGTAGACTCGCCGGCTACTACGTCAGCTACTACTTACAAAGTGCAGGCTAAAGTCGTATCAGGTTCTATTACGTTGCAACGTAACTCGGTTCCATCATCAATTACACTTATAGAAGTAGGTGCATAAATGTCATACTTAGTTAAAGCTATACATAACCTAAAACCCGGTGCAGAGTTCTCTTTTACAGACGAAAATTACAGCACTATTAAATGGGATGTATTAGACGGAACTGCTCCGACTATAAAACAAATTGACGATGAAATTAAACGCATTAAAGATGCAGAGGCGGCAAAACCTGCCGCAAAATCTGCTCTACTAGATCGCCTCGGTATAACTGCCGATGAAGCGGCGTTACTACTTTCATAATGTTAAAAAGTTACAATGGATACCCGGCCTCTAAAGATCCGGCCGAAATCAAAATTAAGGCTTACCCAGTAAAAGGCACTGATCGTAAACTTAGATGCGCTGAAAGTGTGGGTCCACTATTGGCCGCTTTCGCCGCTGAGTTTCACGAGCTGATCGAGCCGATCGATGAAGGTACTTTCGATGACTGGGCCTACGCTTTTAGGATGGTACGCGGTACCACTGATAAATTATCCTGCCACTCATCCGGTACGGCGATCGATCTAAACGCGACTAAACACCCTTTAGGCAAGGTGGGAACTTTCCCGGCTGAAAAAGTACCGATGATCCGAGCCCTATCTAAAAAATACGGGCTTAAATGGGGCGGCGATTTTAAGAGCCGAGCCGATGAGATGCACTGGGAAGTAGAAATATCACCCGTAAAGGCTAAAGCCTTAATCGAGAGTTTAGGTTTATAATTATCTAAATCCTTAAGGGCACTGAGGAGTAACAAAATGAAAGAGCAGCTAATATCCGCCGGTAAGTCATACGCACGTGCAGCTTTAGCTAGTGCGGCGGCCCTTTATATGTCCGGTATTACAGATCCTAAAGTACTAGCTAATGCGTTTATAGCAGGCTTAGTCGGTCCTCTACTTAAAGCCCTGCAGCCAAGCGAAAAACAGTACGGCCTAGGCTCTAAGTAATGCGAGCCCTGATAGGGGCGATCTTGGGGAGTTTGCTCCTATCGGGGTGCGGTTACGATGGATGGGTAAGGTATGAGTGCCAAGAATACGAAAACTGGGAAAAGCCTCAGTGCGTTAAGCCGCAGTGTGAGGTTACGGGAACCTGCACTGAGGACCTTATTAAACGAAATGACTAGAGATAAAAAACGCCTTTCGCCTGAGGATATACACGCTCGCCTAATTTTTCTTATAGGTGCCGTACTTGCCTTAACCTTTTTTGTAATTACCGCTGGGGCCGTTTATGCGCTTGTCTTTGTCACTCAGCCGGTAGGGGCTCAAGCTCCTAACGATCGAGATTTTATACAGCTCTTACAGACTCTAGCTATATTCTTAACCGGTGCGTTAGGTGGCGTACTTGCCGGTAACGGCCTTAAATCCAAGCCTAAAGAAATCGTAAAAACCGACACGCCTACTTAAATACTTGCCATATGTCAGATCGTGGGCTCATACTGATACTACACACGCCGAGAGGGCTACTCGGGTAGTAGCCTAATCGGCCTTAACAAAGGGCGATATATGAACAGTGCAGACTTTTTAATAGTTTTTGGTATTACTTTTATAATGGCAGCGTTTATCAGAGCTGCTTATACACTTGGATATCGACAAGGCCACGGCGAGGGTTTTCTACGAGGTCGAGCTATAGCGCAAGCTCTCAAGGATAAAGGCTTGGTGCGCTAATGGGATTTATGGATAACTACGAGGACGTAAATAGCAGAATTAAACGCTTTAGAGCTGAGTTTCCATCCGGGCGATTAATCGCTTATATAGAGGATATCGATCTCGACAAAGGTACGATCTTAGTAAAGGCTGAGGCATATCGAGAGTATGAGGATGCCGTACCAAGCGCCGTAGATTACGCGTTTGGCAACGTAGCGACACTGCCGCAAAATATGAAAAAATGGTTTATAGAGGACTGCATAACCTCAGCCTACGGTAGAGTGATCGGCCT